AGAAGCTGAACCTCATCGACTTCATCCCGGACGCTCGGGGCGAGGTCATGATCCCGACGTACCTCGGGATGGCGATGGTCGTGAGCGACACGCTCCCGGCGGACGTCACCGACCCCGACTTCCCGATCTACGAGACCTACATCGCCGGCCCCGGCGCGCTGCGCTACGGGGAGACCTCGGCCAAGGTCCCGGTCGCGATCCAGCGCGAAGAGCTGGAGGCGAGCGGAGCGGGTGTCGAGTACTTCATCAGCCGGCGCGACGTGGTCGTCCACCCGCTCGGCTTCAAGTACTCGGGCTCAATCCCGAGCGCGGGCCCGGCCAACACGGCCCTGGGCACCGCGGGCAACTGGACCCGCGTTTTCGAGCGGAAGAACGTCCCGCTGGTCGGCATCAAGACCAACGGATGACGCCTCCGGGTGTCCCGGGGTGGCGGCTCGCCGCCGCTCTGGGCGCCCCTTCTTCCGCCCCCGACGCCCATGGCCCGCCACATGCGACACTCTCGCCACGCCCGACGCTCTCAGCGCACGCCGAGCCGTGTGGAGATCATGGCGCGCAACATGAAGCGCCGAGCTCCCACGCCCCAGCAGCCGGTTCACGCCCCGGAGCCCGAGCCGCAGGTCCCTGCCGGCGCTCCGTACGACCCCGTGTCGGTGCCGGTCCGGCAGCTCCAGGACTCCCTGGGGGGGCTCGACGCCGATCAGGTGCTCGCCCTGAGGTCGGCTGACCCCCGCGCCTCGTCTCATCGTTACTACGACGCACGGCTCGAGGAGCTCGCCGATGCGTAGGGCCGTGCCGAGGCGCCCGACGTTTCCGCGCACCCCCAGGCGGCGCGTCGACCTGTCGTACCGGCTTCGTGCCGCGCTCCACAAGATCCGGGAGCGCAACCAGGCCCGGCGCGAGGAAGGCTGACCCGTGGCCCTCGACCCCACCGTCGGCGGCGCCAGCGCGAACAGCTACGCGTCGTTGGCGGAAGCGGACGCCTTCATGGGCGACCGACTCAACGCGGACGCCTGGACCGAGGCCGGCGAAGTCAGCCCGCCCATCCAGGAGGCCGCGCTCATCACGGCCGCGCGCAGGCTCGACCAAGAGCCGTGGGCATGGTCGAAGGCATCGACCGATCAGGCGCTCGAGTTCCCGCGGGCCGGCCAGACCGACAAGAACGGCACGAGCGTCGACACCGACGGGGTCCCGACCTGGCTGAAGAACGCCCAGATAGAGCTCGCGCTCGCGATGCTGGGCGAGGACCTCCTGGAGAACACCGGCCTCGAAGGCATGAAGCGCGTGAAGGTCGACGTGCTCGAGTTCGAGCCTGTGGCCGGAGCCCGTGCGGGCGCGCTTCCCGCCAACGTGCGTCGCTACTTCCCCGAGGGCGCCGTCCAGGGCTCCGCGGTCACGTTCGGCATCCTGAGGGGCGGCTGATGGCGACCGCGATCGACCGGCTCGCCGGCAGGCTCTCGCACAACGCCATCCGCCGTCACGGGAAGCGCATGACCTACGTGCACACCGCGGCCACGGCGTTCGTGGACGGCGGCGGCACGGTGCACGAGCAGCCGGATCCGCCGGAATACCCGCTCAAGGGCCTTCTCCGCGACGTCCGCCGCGACTGGATCGACGGCACGCTGGTCCAGGCGACCGACAAGCAGATCCTCGTCGCGCGCCAGGCGCTTCCGGTCGAACCGCGGAAGCCCGGCCTCGTGAAGATCGGCGCCCGCACGCTCACGATCGTCGACGTCCGCCCCCGCTACTCAGGAGAGCTCATCTGGGGCTTCTACCTGATCGTGAGGGGCTGATGACGACGAACATCGAGATCTTCGAGCTGAACCTGAAGAAGTACGCCGAAGAGACCATCCCCGAGCGCGCCCGGGACCAGTGCATCGCGGTCGGTCTCGAGGCGACGCGCGGCGTCACGATGCTCACGCCCGTCGACCAAGGCTTCGCGAAGGGCGGCTGGCAGTTCACCGTCGGATCGCCTGCGAGCGGCCCGAACGACCGGGTCGATCAGTCCCCGGAAGGCACCGAGTCGCAGGTCGTGCTCACCGAGGCCCTCGAGGCCATGCGCGCGTTCCGGCTCGGTGAAATGCTCTGGCTCTCGAACGTGGTGCCCTACATCAACTTCCTGAACGACGGGACCGAGCGCATGAGCGCGTTCGCGATGGTGCCTCGCACCAAGGCCCGCCTCGAAAGGACGTTCGGCTGATGGGCTGGGCGAGCGAGTACGCCACGATCCGCGCCCAGTTCATGGACAACTGGGGCGGCGAGACGATCGTCGCCGAAGAAAACGCGGCAGGGGAGCCGACCGACCAGGTCGCGTGGATCCGCTTCCAGGTGCTCGGCACTGACGGGCGGGTCGCGGGCATCGGCGGCCCCCAGACGCGCTACCGCCATGACGGCGACGTCGTCATCGAGATCTTCGCGCCGCTGAACCACGGTGTCGGCCGCTCACGCGAGCTCGCGGACAAGGCCAGCTCGATCCTCCGGGGCCTGCAGGTCGGAGGGATCACGTTCTGGGCGCCCAGGCTCATCAAGGTCGGCCCCCGCGGCGCGTGGTACCGCATGAACCTCATCTGCCCGTTCCAGCGCGACGAAGTCTTCGCCTACTAACCGAAGGGAGCACGAAATATGTCCAGCACCGACAGCATGGTCATGCGCTACGCGGTCGAGGAGAGCTACGGCGAGCTCGCTTCGGGCGGCCAGGCGTTCCAGAACCTCGTGATCACGAGCGAGACCCTCACCACCCAGTTCAACACGATCGAATCCGAAGGCGTGCTCGGCGACCGGCAGCTCCGCGACCTCGTCCGCGTCGGCACGGTGGCGCAGGGCGACATCAACGCCGAGCTCTCGTACACGGCACTCGACGACCTGCTGACTGGAGCCCTCTGCGACGCGTGGCTCTCGAACGTCATCGAGAACGGCTCAGACAAGGTGAGCTTCGCGTTCGAGAAGGATTTCAGCGACCTCACGCAGTTCTACGCGTTCCGTGGCTGCCGGGTCGGTGGGCTTCAGCTCAACTTCGAGCTCCGGCGGCAGATCCGGGCCGTGATCGGAGTCATGGGGCGTGGGGGCGTGTTCGCGGGCTCGACCATCGGGACCGGCGCGCCGACCGCGGCGCCCGACAACCCGATGATGGCCACGCTGTCCAAGCTGGTCATCGACGAGGCGGCGACACCGATCGACGACGCCCTCGGGTTCAGCATCGAGCTCGACAACCAGCTGCGCGAGAAGCGCGTGCTGGGGTCCGATGCCCTTCGCGACATCAACCTCGGGCAGTTCCGGCTCACGGGCACGCTCCGCGCCTACTTCGAGGACCGGCGCTACATCGACAAGCTCGTCGCTGACACGGCATCCGACTTCGAGATCGTCACCGAGGACGCGGACGGGAACTCGTACGTCTGGACGTTCCCGCGCTTCAAGTTCACCGGCCTCACCGGACCCGGAAACTCGGGCCGCTCGCAGGACGTGATCCAGGAGCTCACATGGACCGCGATGAGAGATCCGTCGACGGGCATCACCGCGAGGGTCGAGCGCTCGGCGGCGTAACAGACAGCCCCGGATATGGCCGCCCTGAGAAGCGGCGAAAGCCTGAAGCGTGCCGCCTCTGAGCGCGACGGGTCCTAAGTCCGGGGCGGATTTTCACTCACAGAGGAGAACGACATGGAACTGACACTCGGACAGCTTGGCGACCGAACCGACGAGGGCGTGTGGCTCTTCATCCACCCGAACGGCGGAGCCTATGTCACGTGGACGTCCGAGAAGGACGAGGAGTACCGCGAGGTGCTCGGCATCGAGGCCGACAAGCCCCTGCCCCGGATCCAGGTGCGGCGGTGGATGAACCCGGCTCAGGCGTCGTTCCAGCGCAAGGCGTTCGGGAAGTACCGGCGCATCGGCGAGATCCCGGAGTCCCTGGAACAACGGATCCAGCGCGAGGCCATCGCCCACACGGTGCTCGTCGGATGGGAGCGGATTGCAACCCCGAAGGGTGGCGCCCAGCCCTACGCGCCCGAGCTCGGCGTCGAGGCCCTGAAGGCCGATCCGCTGTTCATGGACGCGGTGATCGCCGCGGCGTTCGAGGAGCAGAACTTCCGGGATCTCGCGACCCAAGAGGACGCCGACGTGCTGGGAAAGCCCTCCAGTGGGAGCTCGAGTGGGGACCCCACGTAGCGCAGCTGGGGCCAGCGCTCGCAGAGCGCGGCACGCTCGAGTCGAAGCCGTTCTGGCAGGAGCTCGTCGAGGTTCCCGCTCGT